AATGGCACATTTTATATCTGGATTAAAAATTTTAATAAACATCAAAAGATAGATAGACCAAGAAAAAGTAACTTGCCTTTACCACCAGAAGAAAATAAAGAAGAAACTTTTCAGTTGAAATCATCTGAAATCAGTAGAAATCAGTTGAAATCATCTGAAATCAGCCCTGGAAAGGAAAAGGAAAAGGAAATAGAAAAGGATCAAGGAAAGGAAAAAGAAGAAAATAAGGAGTATTTTTGTTCGGTTTCATCCGCTAACGCAGATGAAACACGAACCGCCACCCAAACTGAACCACCTCCTTTATTGCCTAAAGGATTGATTTTGTCTACCTTAAAAGAGACTCCAAAAGAAAAACGATACCGAAACGAAGATATTGCTATCAGGTTGCCTATAAAAGGCGACAAATCATATAAAGAAGTTCTGCTTACGCACAATTTTGTGAATGAGCTAAAAGAGTTGTTTCCTGCTGTTGATGTAGAAGCTTGCTTGAAAAAAATGTATGCTTGGCTTCTTGCCAATGAAAAACGACAAAAAACTAAGCAAGGCATTAAAAAGTTTATCACAACCTGGCTTTCTAAAGAACAAGACAGAGCTACACGAAGTAGAGCAAGTCCATCTAATGGAACCAAACCTCAATACGCAATGACCCTTGAAGAATTTCAAAAGCAATTGTGGAAACGAGAAGAAATACAGGCTTTACATGCTAAACTTCAACAAATGTGTGCAAAAGGAACCGATGAGTATTTTCTCTTAGCAGCAGAAACTGAAACAAGAGCAAGATTAAACGAAGAAATGCGACAATTGTTTGAAGCTGGTGTTTTAAACGAAAATGAAGCGATTCAAAAACTTTTAGAAAGATTTAGCAATGAACCAACTCATATTAGAGATGTGATAAAGCAATGCATGGTAAGACAATAAAAAATCTAATTGTAGGAATTGATCCAGGCAAAAAGGGAGCAATTGCTTTTTTGGACAAAGATACTCTTGAAGCTGAAGTTTATTCTATGCCTCAACTTACAATAGATTTAGTTGACATGCTTAAAAACAAACAAAAAGATATTTTCTTCGTTATTCTCGAAAAGCAACAACCTTATCCTAAACAAGGGATAGTTAGCACTTTTAATCTGGGTGAACATTATGGCACAATCAAAGGAATTCTTTATACTCTACAAATTCCTTACATAGAAGTGTCTCCTCATAAGTGGCAAAAAGAAATAATCGGTAATAAGAAAAAAGCAAAAATAAAAAAACTTTCATTAGAAAAAGCAAAAGCTTTTTTCCCTTATCTGGATATAGGAAAAGATCATAATAAAGCTGATGCTCTTTTAATTGCAGAATGGGGGAGGCGTTTTTTAATTGCTAAATCTCAGGAATTATCATAATTTGATATATTGCTTTTAGAAATTAATCGTTTATTTTTAAAATAGGTGAAAGAGTGAAATATCCACAGCCTCACGGTTTTCTAATCGGTTGGAAAGAAATTGCTGACTATTTAAGTGTTTCAGTAAGAACTGTGCAAAGAAACTGGAGAAAATGGAAATTACCTCTCTTTTTTCTTGAAGTAAATGTGTATAAAATTCCTGCTGCTCATATTGCAGACTTAGAGGAGTGGAGAAAGGTTAAAATACTTTCAGCAGCTCAAAGTCAAAAACAAGATCAAAAAGAAAAATCGGAATAATGTCTTAATTTGTCTTTATTTGCTATTATTTTACATCTTGTTTTCTAAAATTTTATTGCTTATACTTAAAAGAAAATGAACGACGAAAAAGTTTTAGATCCTCTTGTTGCGGTTCGCAAAAAAATTGAAGAGCGTGAAGCAAGGCTTTATAAGCAAAAACAAAGGCTTATCCGTGAGATTTTTAAGCGTGCTAAAAAAGAGGATTGGATTGGAGAAATTTCAGAATCAAAGATGGGGAAAAGATTTTTATTTGAACTTGCTATTAAATCTTGCGAAATTTCACTTTGCAGGCTTTTGCCAGAAAGAAAAGAACATACATTTACGGGAGATCCTCTGATTATGGAAATTAGAAAATTTTTAGTGGGAGACTTGGAAGAAAATGAAAAATAAAAGATCTTTAGTAACTTGGGCTCAACTTCTTTTTCCGCAATATTGTTTTTATCCTCCTTCTTCTCTTCATTATGAACTTGCAAGGCTTTTAACTGAAACAGACAAAAATATTATTATTGCTTTGCCTCGTGAATTTGCTAAATCAACCTATGCTTGGTTGTTTTTCCCTGCCTGGAATGTTTTGACAGGAAAGTATAGATTTTTAGTTTACATTGCAGCATCAAAAGACAGAGCAGAAGAACAGTTTAGAACTTTAAGAACTGAAATTCAAAGTCATCCTCTTTTAAAAAGAGCTGTAGAAGTTATTACCGATAAAGTGGATATGCTTGAATACCAAGACAGACTTACTGGAAAAATGCATTTAATTAAAGTTTTTGGTGCAGGACAAAATTTAAGAGGCTTGCGTTATCAAGAGAAAAGACCTGATATAGTTATTCTTGACGATATAGAAAAACTTGAAGAAATACAAAGTGAAAAGCAAAGACAGAAGTTAAAAGAGTGGTTTTTTGCCGATGTCTTACCTTTAAGCTCAACAGGACGGTTTTTTATTATCGGAACCATTCTTCATGAGGATAGTCTTTTAAATAATCTTTTAAATAAACCTCCAGAAGGATTTGTGGCTTTAAGATATGGTGTTTTAGACGATGAGGAAAAACCAACCTGGCCTGAAAAATATCCTTTAGAAGCAATTCAAGCTAAAAAGGAAGAATATCGCAAACAAGGTTTATTGCATCTCTGGTATGCAGAATACATGAACCAGCCTATAGCTCCTGAAACTCAAATTTTTAAGCGTGAATATTTCAAATATTACAACCCGAAAGATTTGAAATGGCGTGAAAATAATTATTCAGTTTTTACTACTGTCGATTTAGCAATAAGCGAGGCTCAAACTGCTAATTATACGGCTGTAGTAACAATAGCTGTCAGTCCAGAGAATCACTGGTTCATACTTGATATTGATTACGGGCGTTATAATCCTTCAGAAACTATAGAAGCTATCTTCCGTGCAGTGGTTAAATACCATCCTCTCAAGGTCGGTATTGAAAAAGTAGCTTACCAGCAGGCTTTAGCTCATTTTTTAGAGAAAGAGATGGTTAAAAGAAATCAATTTTTTGAAGTTATTCCTCTTATAGCAAATAAAGCAAAAGAATTGAGAATACAAGCTTTACAACCCAGGTTTACAACGGGAACCATTTGGTTCCCTGTTAATGCAGCTTTTCTTACTGAGCTTGAAAGTGAACTTCTTATGTTTCCTCGTGGTAAACATGATGATTTAATTGATGCTCTTGCCTACATGGAACAAATTGCCACTCCACCTGTAGGTTTTATTACACAAGATATAGAATTACCTTCAGTTTCAGCTTTTTAGGAGGAAAAAATGGCAAACAATGCCAATCTGGATAAGGTTGGATGCGAATATGGAAGAAACTTAAAAGAAATGCTTAATGCTTTTAAAGAAGAATACTCTTGTAAGTTTTTAACTTGCAAAGAAAAAATAAATGCGATGAATGATCGTATAGAAGATTTAGAGAGGTGGAAAGAAATGATTGATGAAAGAATTTTAAAATTTGAAACAAAACTTGCTTGGTTAATGGGTGTTTCAGCAACAATTGGAAGTTTAATTGGGACAACAATAGTTTTGTTAGTTAAACACTTACTTTAATTTTTGAATAAGGAGAAAAAATGAATTTAGAAAAGAATGCACTTTTAGAAAAAATTAGGGTTGATATTAAATCTGCTGAAAATTATTTTGAAGCTTATATCAAGCCCAAACTTGTTGAAAGATACCAGATTTACAATGCAGATCCTGATTATTATAAGAAAAAATTTCCTAAACTTGGCAAAAGATCTTCTGTAACCTCTACCGATGTTGCTGATACAATTGAGTGGGCTTTACCGAGCTTAATGAGAATTTTCTTTGGCGGAGAAGATGTTATTACAATTAAAGGCAGGCAGGCTGAAGATGAAAGAAAAGCAGAATTAATGCAAGAGCTTATTAATTTTCAAATCCAGGTTCAGAACCCTGGTTTTATGGTTTTTTATCGTTGGTTTAAAGATGCTCTTGTGAGTGGATTGGGTGTTATCAAATGCTGGTGGGAGAGGGAAACAGAAGATTATCAGATGAAAGGGCTTTTTTCAATAGAAGAAGCTGAGGCAATGAAACAGGCTGAAAATATAGAAGTTGTTAAAGTAGAACCAACAGAAAACGGTGTTTATGCGGTTGTAACATATAAGCTAAAAAAGATTAAGAAAAATCAGCCTGTTTTTACTAATATTCCGCCAAATGAGTTTATTTATCATCCTGATGCTTCAACTGTAAAAGATGCTACATTTGTTGCACATAGGAAATTAGTCACTGCTGATTATCTCAGAAAAAGGGCTCAGGAAAGAATTTATGACAAAACTGCCGTTGAAGAGGCTATTAGTAAGGGACAAGAACAGGAAAATATTAATTTGGATGAGCTTGGAATTGCTCTTAAGCCTAATCAAAGTCAATTTACTCCTCCTCAAGTAGATGAGGCAAGAAAGATTTTTAAGCTTTATGAATGCTATACCAAATACGATATAAACGGCGATGGGTTGCTTGAGCCTGTTATTATAACTGTTGTTAATGATACAATTTTAAGAGTTGAAGAAAATCTTTACGGCAGACCACCTTTCTTTGTTTTAGCTCCAATTTTAGAGCCTTACGAAATCTGGGGAAAAAGTTTCTCTGATATCTTGGCTGATATTCAAGCCATTAAAACCGCATTAATCAGACAAATTCTGGTTAATATTGCTCTTAACAATGATCCTAAGCTTGAAGTGCTCGAAACCGCTGTTAATTTACAAGATTTAGTTTTAGATAAAGAATTTGTAAGAGTAAGACAATTAGGAGCAATAAGACCTCTTCCTACTCAGCCTTTAGCCCCCTGGACCTATAATTTTCTTGAATACATTGAGGGATTAAAAGAAAATCGCACAGGAGTTACTCGCTACAATCAAGGACTTGATGCAAGAAGTTTAAATAAGACAGCAACAGGAATTCAGCTTATTATGTCTGCTTCACAACAAAGATTAGAACTCATTGCCAGGATTTTTGCTGAAACAGGTATAAAAGACTTTTTCAGATTTTTAATTGAGCTTAACCAGAGATTTATTACTCAGGATGTGGTTATCAGGCTTACTAACCAAACTTTGCAAATATCTCCTGAAGATATAAAAGGAGATTTTGATTTAGAAATTAACGCAGGAATGGGAGTAGGAGTTAAAGAGCAGCAATTGCAGAATTTACAAATGATTATGCAAGTTTATCCTCAGCTTGTTCAAGCTGGGATTGTTACTCCTAAGAATATCTATAATCTTGCTAAAAAGTTTATAGAAGCTCTTGGGTTTAAAAATGTTGATGAATTTTTGACAGATCCAGAAAAATTACAAGGAGGAATAAATGCAGTTACAGGAAATAACGAAGCTGCGGGAGCAAACATTGAAGAAATACTTCCGCTCTTTGAAAGCCAAAGACTTGCTGGAAGTGTTTCAGGAATATATACAGGAAGAGAGAAAACTAATATTTCTGGAATGGCAACAGAAGGAAGTTAACGAATGGGAGCATTTAAAAGCAAAATTAGAGGTTTTAGAAGAACTTGAAAAAATGATAGAAAACGAAGCTAAAAATAGTGAGTTTTTAAGAGAAGAAGCAGAAAAACTTGAAGAAATAAAAGAAAAGGAGGGATAAGGTATGAGTGAAGACATTACAAAAACACAGCCTGCTGGTGAAACTCCTCAAGAAGAGGAGGTAAAAGAGCAGGCAACTGCAGAAACTGGTGGACAGCAGGAAGAGCCTCAGGGAGAAGAACCAGAATTCTTTTTAGATGAAGAAGGCAATTTACAAGTTAATTTAAAAGACTGGGGCTTAGAAGAACCTGCTGGTGGTGAGAAAGTTTCTGCAGAAAAGCCAGAAACAGAAGAAAAACCCGAAGAAATCCAAAAAGAACCTCAAAAAGAGGTTCAGTATTATACTCCTGAAGAGCTTGCTCGTTTAGAGCTTAACCAGATTGATCCTGTCCGTGTGCCTCCTGAGTTAAAGCCTTATTATGAAGCTATTTTAAGAGCTGAGGCACAGAAAGGGCAGGAACAACCTCAAGAGCAAGCTCAGGTTCCTGATGAAAAACAGCTTTACGATTTAATCCAAGCTGAAGCTCGTAGAAGAGTTGAAATGAAACTGGGAGAAACTTTTGACGAGCTTAATCCTAAACATTTAACCGCTCTTGCTATTGAAGCTGCTAAAGTTTCTCAGGAAGTTGAAAAAAGAATGGCAGTTCAACAGAAAATTAATGAGCTTAGAGCTCAGGAACCCTATTTTGATCAGATTAATGAGTATATCAAGCAAAAATTAGATGATCTTCCTGCAAGGGAATATAGAAAAATTATTACGGCTATTCAAAATGATGATTTAAATACTTTTCTTCCTTTTTGGGAGAAGATGAGAAAGGAATTTTATCAGGAAAAACTTGGTAAAACTTTACAATCTAATGAGCCTGTTAAAACTACTGAGCAGGCTCAAGTTAAACAGCCAGCTCCTGAACCTCCGAAAGTGGAGGGAGCTGGTAAGGGGGAGGTAGAAACTCCTCCTAAAATTAATCCTCAGGACTTTGCAAAAATGAAAACTGAGGAACAAGCAGAAGCTTTAATTAAACTTGGCATAGTTTAAAAAATTTTTAAAAAGGAGGTGTAAGTTATGGCTACAGTAACTACATATTCAGCAGTGGGAAATAAAGAAGATGTTAGCGATATTATAACCAATATTACTCCTACTGAAACTCCACTTTATAGCATGTTTGGTAAAACAAAGGCTAAAGCTACTTATCATGAATGGTTGGAAGATGAACTAAATGCTCCTGGTAGTAATGCTCAGGTTGAAGGTGCTAATTATCCAGATGCTACTTCTACTACAAGATCAAGGAAAGGTAACTATACTCAAATTTTTGCAAAAACTGCGAAAGTTACTGCAACTCAAGAGGCTGTGGCAAAATATGGTATTAAGTCTGAACTCGCTTATCAGATGGCTAATAGAATGAAAGAAATTGCCAAGGATGTTGAGTATGCAATAATCAATAATACTTCTAAGGTAGCTGGAGACGCTTCTACTGCAAGACAAATGGGAGGAATTCAAGCTTTTGTTACTACAAATGTTGATGATAATGGTGGAACTGCAAGAGATTTGACGGAAGATTTATTAAACGATGGAATACAAAGTGCATGGCAAGCAGGTGGTGATCCTAATGTAGTAGTTGTATGTGGTAAGCATAAGAGAACAATCAGTGGATTTACTGCTGGAGCTACTAAATATCTTGAAGCTGAAGATAAAAGATTAGTTGCTGCTATTGATGTTTATGAAAGTGATTTTGGAGTAGTTAGAATTATTCCTCATCGTTATATGCTTACTGATATGTTATTCATTCTTGATACTAATTATTGGAAGACTGCATATCTAAGACCTTTCAAAGTAAAAGATATTCCTCCTACTGGAGACTATGTAGCTAAAGTAATTATTGGTGAACTTACTCTTGAAGCAAGAGCTGAAAAAGCTAATGCCATAATTAAAGATTTAAGTTAATGAAATAAAGGGGGAGGTTAATCCTCCTCCTTTTAAATTTTTAAAAAGGGAGAAATTAAATGAGACGAGAAATTTTACAAATTGATGGAGAAAAATTTGTTTTGCGGGTTATTTCAGATTTAACTCCGTATTTGAGGAAAAATTATGAGGAAAGGAAGCTTATTGGCAAAGGATTTTCTAAAAAAAGGACATGGCGAAAAATTGGTTTTATTCCTTTGGATTTTCTTTTAAGTTTACCTAAGGAGCAGCAAGAAGAAATTATGAAAGATCCAAAAGCAATTAAAAAAATACTTAAAAAATATCCTGAATTTAGATGTTCTGAAGGAGAAATTTAAAAAAGGAGGTTAAAAATGGCAGAAAGAAAGTATGTAAAAATGAAAAGAACCAAAAAAACTCCTGAAAGCGTTATTGAAATTTTGGGCATTCCTGTAGAAGGAAAAGAGATAATAGAAGTTCCTAAAGCAGATGTAAAAGAATTTCAAAAATGGGGATTCAAGCTTGTAAAAGAAGGTAATAAAGACGAAGAAGGCAAAGAAGATAAAAAAGATAAAGAAGATAAACAAGACAAAAAAGAAGAAAAAGAGTAAAAAATGACAGTAGAAGAACTTTTAACACAGGTTAGATATCAAATTAACGACACAGATAAGGTTGAATATACCGATGCTGAGCTTATAGGCTATGTTAATGATGGACTGGATTTTATTTCTAAAGAATTGATTAGGCTTTCCTCTCCTGTTTTATTGAAATATACCACTTTAAGCCTAACTGATGGTGCAGCAGATCTTCCAAGTGATTTTGTAAGAGAAGAAGGAGTTTTAGATAGTCAAGGTAATCCCTTAAAAAGTTGTCCTCCTATTAAACCTGTTGACCAGTATGGCTATAAAATTATTGGCAATAAGCTTTATTCCAATAATACAAGCGTGGATTTATTTTATTATGCTTTTTATCCTAAAGTTTCTGCTTTAACCGATACTATTCCTATTCCTGATTACATGGTGCAATTGTTAAAAGAAATTGTTATTTTTCTGGCTTTAAACAGAAATGAATTTTCTCTTAATGTAGAACAGGAATTGTTAAAAGTTTTTGCAAGTCAAGTTTACGATATAGCTAAAATGACTGGTGAAACTTATTACGAAAGAGAATTGCCTTTTAAGGTGTAAAAATGAGGATTGGAAGTAAACATTTAGGAGTTAAAGTTGTTCAATATGTAGATTTTACAGGAGGATTGAATTTTTCTGTTCCTCCAGATGCTTTGGCTTTAAATGAAGCTCAAATGCTTCTTAATTGGGAATATGATTTTTCAAGTGGTGTTTTAAAAACTCGTGATGGGTTGAAAAAACTTGGAAGTTTAACAAATAACATAGATCAGCTTTATTATGCAAAGAATTTAGGAGTTTTATTGGTTTCTGCTGGTGGAAAAGTTTATAAGTATAACAATGATGGCACTTTTACAGAATTAGGGGTTTTATCAGGAAGTGAAGTGCCAGTTTTTGCTGAATGGTCGGATAAAGTTTTAATTGCTTCTGGTAATAAACTTCAATCTACAGATGGTTCGACTTTAACTACAATTGATACCTCTCCTCTTTGTGATTATGTGAATGTGCAATATGGACGGGTAATAGTAAGTAAGCAGGGAGATGATTATTTATATTGGTCTGGAATAGGAGATGAAACAAACTGGAATTTTTCAGGAACAGATAGCGATGCTTTACAATTAGAAGTTGGCTATAAAGACGGAGGAAATATTGTTGCTGTTAAAATGCTGGCTAAAGATATAATTGTTTTTAAAGATAACAAAAGAATTTATAGAATTGTAGGAGTTTATCCTGATTGGGTAGTTTATAATATTTCAAAAGATAATGGAGCTTTATCAAGATTTTCTGCGATTGAAATAGGTAATTCTTTAGCTTTCATTGATAAAAACGGAATAAAAAGTCTTGATACAGTTTTAGAATATGGAGACATAAAAGTAAGAGATGCTGGAGAAAAAATAAATATTTATTTAGCAAAAAATTTAAATCCTGCACAAGTAAGATTATGGCACATTAGACCTAAAGGACAAATATGGATAAAAGGACAAAACGATAATTTTATTTATGTTTTTCACTATTTTAATAAAGCTTGGACAATGTTTCAATTTCGAGAAAGTGTTACTGCTGTAGCTTATGATGACAAAGCAATTTATGTAGCTTTAGGAACTAATCTATATCAGATGGATGGGACAATTTTTACTGATGATGGACAAGAAATACAAGCAAGAATAATAACAAAAAAAATTCATTCTAATAAAAATTTTCTTTTAAAACGAGGGAAAATTTTTTATAGAGGATTAAAACAAGGGACTGTAAATTTAAAAATTAATAAACTTTATAAGCAAATAGATTTATCTCAAAGCGGAGATATAGCTTATCTGGATACAGATATAGCGTATTCTGATGATGATCCAGTTGTTCAACCAGAAAGCAGTTTACAAGAATTTAGATGTAATCACAGATTGTCATATTTACAACCAGAAATAGTTATTACTTCAGGAGCATTAAAATTTTATGGGCTAATTTTAGAAGTAGTGGAGGTATAATATGGGTGAATGGAGTCCTCAATATCCAATAAATTTTACTCCTTCAGGAGATACAACTTCTCAAGCAATTGAAAAACATATAAAAGAAATTGAACATATTTATGATTTATTAAATAGAGTAAGAAAACTTGATGCTGGTGATTCTGCTCCTACTGATCCTATTGTAGGTCATGTTTATCTTGATACTTCTACAGGACAAGCTTATATAAAATATTATGATGGTGCTGAATGGAAAAAAATTTCTTTTTTTGAAAATGTTTATTATTTAAGCAGTTTTTCTAAATTATCGGATGCAATAACACAAATAGGATCTCAAAATGCTGTTTTAGTTATAGATGAATCTTTTACTGTTTCTGAAGATGTAACTATTCCTGAAAATGTAACATTATTCTTTTTACCAGGAGCAATTTTAACAATTGATACTAAAACTAAAACAACTGAAACTATTGCAACTGGAGATGGTTCTACTACAAGTTTTAGTTATACTGTAAATGATCCTCCAATTAAAAAGAAAAGTATTACAATTTCTTATACAATAAGTGGAACAGCTTATACAGCTACTGATGATGGATATGGAAATATTTCTGGAACTGATTGCTCTGGAACTGTTAATTATTTAACTGGTGATGTTTCGTTAACATTTTCTACTGCTCCTGATAATGGAACTGATATTACTATTGATTATACCCCGACTTATCTTTTAACAATAAATGGAAATATTAAAGCTGGTTTATGGCAGATATTTGATGGAGATGGTTGGGTTACTGGTAATCCTAAAATTGAAGCTATTTATCCGCAATGGTTTGGAGCTAAAGGGGATGGGAGTGACGATGGTTCTGCTTTGCAAAAAGCTTTTGATTTAGCAACAGAACAAAATCAAGTTGTTTTAACTAAACTTTTTCATACTACTCAAACTTTATATATTAAAAGATATTTTACAATTAAAGGATTAGGAAGAACTACAGGTATTAAAAATGATGCTACTGATGGTTCACATTGTTTAATACTTGAATATACTTCTGACGATGGAGTTATTAGAGAAGTTTGTATTTCAGATATAAGCATTCTTGGAAATTCTTCAAGTGGTATTGGTGTTTATATTAAGAATCCTGCTCGTATAGTTTTTGAGAGAGTAAGAGTGGCCAATCATGGCGGAAAAGGAATATATTGTGAAAGAACAGGAGGATATAATTTCTTAATTAGTTTTTATGATTGCTGGTTTAGTAACAATGGAGATTGGGGAGTAGATATAGATAATGGTAATGCTGTTAATTTTTATAATTGTTCTTGGCAGGGAAATGTTGGGGAATTGAGATTTGATGGACAATACATAAATGTTTTTGGTGGATATATAGGAGGAACTAAAGCTACTTCTGGGGGAGCTGTTGAAATTGCTGGAGCTTCAGGTTCACCAGGTCAATCTGTTGGCGGATTGTATGGAGTAGGTTTTGAGAACAACGGTTCAGCTGATGCTCATATTTTTATTGGTTCTATTAATACTGTGAGAAGTTTTGAAATAAAAGGATGTTATTTTAATAATCCTGGAGGTAAATCTGGAGATGTTTCTTGTATTAAAATTAATTATTTTAAACAATTAACAATAGAAAATTGTTACTTTTATAAAAGTGGAACTTATAGTGGGACTGTTAAAGGGATAGAAATTGTTTCGGGTTCTGGATATGCTAATAATGGACTTTTCATTAAACATATAGATTATGTAGAAGTAGATACAGATATTTCCAATCCTAATGGAATTAAATATATTTCAGTAGATTTCAACGATTTTAAAGGAGTTAGATTTTATAATGAAATAATTACTTTTACTAATGGTGATACAACTCCCTCAGTAGCTGGTTCTAACATTTTCAAAGAAGCCAATACTTCTGCAACATCAATAACCACATTTGATAATGGTGTAGCTGGGCAGAAGATAACAGTTATTTTCACTTCAGATGATGGAACAGGTAATAGCAACACTACCATAGTTCATGGTTCAGGTATTTATCTTAAAAGTGGAGCTAATGTAACTCCTAAAACTAACACTACAATGAGTTTTGTTTATGATGGAACAAATTGGTATGAGGTGTAAATCATGATACAATTTTTGCCTATTATAGGAACGATAATTGATAAATCAGTTATGGGAAAAGGAAGTAAATAAATATGAAACTTATACAAACACAAAATCCTGAAATAGTTAAACAAATTTTACCTTTTTGGAAAAAATATTTAGCAAAAATTAAACGATCTTTAGATGAAGCTGAATTAAATAGATTTACTGCTTGCTTTGTGCCTAATAGTTTTTATAGACTTTTTATTTTGCTTGATGAGAAAAATAAAAAAATACACGGATTTTGTGTTGTTTATATGGACGAACATTATGGAGCTTTAATGATTTTACAGGAAGCCACTGATAATCATAAAGCGATGCACGATGAATTAAGCTTTTTTGCTAAAAAAGTAGGAGCAACTGCTATGTATTTCTCAACCGAAAGAAATGTTAAAGCTTGGGAAAGGTTGGTAGGAGCTAAAAGTATAGCAACTACATTAAAATTGCCTTTTAAAGATAATCAGGAGGTAAAAAATGGGTAGTATATTTGGAGGCGGAAGTTCTGAAACAAAAGTAACTCAAACAAGAAGTATTCCTTCTCCTACTCAATATGAAAGACAATTGCTTTCTGATCTTCTTAAAGTAGCTCATACTGATTATTATCGTCCAAGTTCTTATTTAATGAGTGTTTTATCTAAACATTATGAACCTTCTACTGAATTTGTAAGAGAAATGCAAAATCCATATTTATCTATGCTTCCTTATCAAGAAAAATGGGGAGAAATTTTGAATAGAGCTGCTATACGAGGAGTGATTAATTCTACTATTATGCAAAATGCTATGAAAGAATTAGGACAGGCTTTAGCTGAAAGAGGAAGAGAATTAAGATGGGCTGGATTAGCTAATTTAGAGCAGGCAAGAAGATTGGCTTTAGCTGATGAATATCAAAGAGCATTAGCAAGAGAGGAAGCTTTAAGACATTCTATTGAACAAAGATATAAAAATTTATTCAATCTTTGGAGCACTTTGTATAGTGGAAGAATGGGAGTTCCTACTACTGTGCAAACAAAAGAGGGACCAGGATTATTTAGTCAAATGGCTGGTTCTGCTTTAGGTTTAGGACTTGGTTATTGGTTAGGACCAGGAGGAGGATTATCTTGGTTAGGATCTGGATTGGCTGGTTTATTAGGATTAGGAAGTCATGCTGCTGAAGCTGCAGCTGGAAGTATGGCAGCAAAAATGGCAGCACAATTTGGTTCTCCATTTTCAAGTGCATTAGCAACAACTTTTATTTAAAGGAGGCATAGTTTAAGTGTGGCAGAGAATAGTTTATCTTAAATCTCAATACCAGTTAATAGAACTTTTCCATGACCCAGAAACAGGACATTTAAGACTTGATTTAAATCTTTGCACTCAATTTCATTCTGCCGATGAACATAGATACCATGAATTAGTTATACATTCTGCTTATATAATAACAGAAAAAGAACCCAAAAAAGTTTTAATCCTCGGCGGAGGAGATGGTTTAGCTTGCAGAGAAGCTCTTAAATTTGCTGAAAAGGTTATAGTAGTTGATATAGATCCAGATATAACTAATCTTGCTAAAAATCATCCTCTTGTCTCTGCTCTTAATTGCAATGCTTTTAATGATGAAAGAGTAAAAATTTATAATAAAGATGCTTACTTCTGGGTTAAAGAATGCAGAAAACATAAATTTGATATAATTTTTGCTGATTATCCTGATCCTACAAGTCCCAGTTTAGATAAACTTTTCAGCTTAGATCATTACGAGGAAATAAAAAGGATTTTAAAACCTCACGGTGTTTTAGTAGTTCAAGCTTGCGGAGCTTTAATGTTTCCTGTTATGGCAACAATTGGAGCAAAATTAAGAAAGTTGTTTAAGTGGGTAATACCGTTAAAAGTAGAAATGCTTCCTGGAATACAGGGGTTTTGGCTTGCTACAAATGTAGATGAAATAAAACCTAAATGGGAAAGATTAAATAATATTGAAACTAAAGCCTTTGATAGACAAATGTTTTTATCTGCTACAAGCTGGAGCAAGGATTTAAGAGAACTTCTTAAGAAAGGAAATGCAGAAGACAGCACTTATGATATGTATGTTTATTCAGTTTGCTGGGTTAAACATTTAAAAGTTAATGTAGGAGGTTAAAAAATGCCTGCTGGACTTTTGGAGATATTTAGTAATACGGATTGGGGAAGAAGATTAAAAGAAGAAAAAGATAAAGCTTTATCTTCTGCTATTATGTCACTTTTTAATTCAGATTTTAAGGTTCCTATTTCAACACAAACTGATATAACTCCTACTTTTCAAAATTATACACAGCCTTCTGAAACTGGATTGGGTCTTTTAGATATAAATGTTTTAAAAAGTTTACTTCAACCTTCTGGTGAGAAAAAAAGAAAAGAAGCTTATAAACAGGCAGCATTAACGATGATAGGCTCTGCTTTAGGTGGGGCTTTAGCTAAAGCTTTAGGAGCAAGTGATGAATTTGCAGCAGGAATGGCAGGCGGCGGTTATTTAATGGGACAGAAATTATTAGAAGAACAATTGGCAAAAGAAAAGGCATGGCAGGATTTTAGGAATAAATTGGCTACTAAACTTATTATAACAAATATTGACTATATAGCTGAAAAAGCTAAAGATGAAGAAAAAAGAAATAGATTTAAAACTTATGCTTCACTTTTAAGAGAAATTTATCCTAAATATTGCAGTGATGATGGTAGTTTTGACTGGGCTGGATTTTCACATGAAGCAACTATAAGAGCCTTAGAATTAGGATTTGATCCTAAAGAAGCTAGAGAATTACAAGAAGCATTTTTTAATGCTTCAAAAACTCTAATTAATTTAGAACGAGCTAAAGCTCAGATATTAGAAAGTTTAGCAAGAAGTGCTCTTTATGGTGCTCAGGTAGAAAAAACTAAGGCTGCTACTGAAAAAACGAAAAAACAAACAGAACTTCTTGGCAAACCTGAACCTCCTAAAGTTGTTGTTTATCGTTCAGAAAAAGAAAAAGGTGAAACAGGTTTAAGTCCAGCTGAAGAAAGAAGGATATTAGATAGAGCAATTCAACTTGCTCAAAAAGATACAAGATGGCTTACTGCTGAAACTGAAGAAGAAAGATGGGAATTGGTAAGAGATTATTATAATAGGCTTAAAGAACTTTTAGGAAAACCAGTTGGAAAGTCTAAAAAGACAGTTATTCCTGAAGAAGCAAAAATAACTGGAGAAACTTTATATAAAGTTTTATTTGGAGAATAAAATGGAAAATTTGTGGCAAGGATTAAGAGAAGTAATTCTGGGTATAAAACAAGAACCAGAAATTAAACCTACTTCTACTATTCCTTCGTCTATTCCTACTATTTCTTCTGAAGAGTCAAAATTAAACTGGACCAAAACACAGCTTTTTAAAATTTTGCCCTTAGTTCTGCCAGATTTTAAAAAATTATCCAAAGAAAAACAAATTAAACTTACAGAAGCACTTGCTAAAAAACCTGATATATTTGCTCAAGTTTTAGCTGTTAATGTAAAGGATTGGGATAAATTTCCTGTAGAAAAGAAAAGAAAAATTATATCTGCAATTTATTCTCCTGAACAAATAGAAGAGTTGGAGAAGTGGCCTTGGTTCGATCCAGTTTTTGCTTTATCTGCTCCTGTGGGATTTGGAATAAAAGATATAGCTCGGCAGGCTATTAAAGCAGGAGCTAAAGCTGCTTTAAAAGAAACGGGAAGAACTGCTGCAGCAAGTGGAGCCTCTTTAGCAGCAGAAACAGGGATGACACTTGTAGGAGAACCTTTAGAAGAAAGACATCCTATTCTTGCAGGTATTTTAGCTCCTCTTGTAGGAGTTGGAATTGGTGTAGCAGCAGAAAAAGGAACAAGAGCTTTATTTAAAGCTGCCAAAAAACCTGTTAAGCCTAAATTAGAAGAAGAAGTTGAAAAGGTTGAAGAAATATTAAAACCAGAAATTAAAGAACCTGAAATTTTAAAAGAAGAACCTAAGGCTGTTAAAGAACCTGAAGTTGCTAAAGAAGCAAAGCTTGCTGAAGAACCTGAAGTTTTAGAAAAAAAACCTAAGAAAGTTTTAAAGGTTGAAAAAGGATTAGTTCCTGATTTAGAGGAAATTACTAAAGGAGTTAAGGAAGCTGAAGAAATAGTTGAAACAAAGCCAGAGATTAAACCAAGAATTGAAGAAGAAGTTAAACCAGAACCTATAGAAAAAGTTTATGAAGAAATAGATTTAACTCCTGTATTAGGCAGAGAACAGGTAAGAGAATTTCGTCCTTTTCCTATGATGGGCAATAAAGAACAGTTAATTACGCAGAAAGGATATTTTGAGCTTTTAAAGGCAGGTACAGAAAGTTCTAATAGAGTAATTGATGCTTTTATGGGGACAGGGGTAAATTCTAATGTTTTGCTATTGATTACTAAGAAGAAAATACCAGTTATTAAAAATGAGCTAAATAAATATAGATTTGAGGTTTATAAAGCACTTAAAGAAGAACCAGAAAAATTAATCAAGCGAATCAATTTTCATATTTCTAAAGTTAGAAGCATTCATAATGCAAGCGATAGTTATTTATCAGCCAGAAAAGCTATAGAAAGTTATTTAAAGGATAATATTGATAGAGATCCTGCTATTTATGTAATTGCTCAGCATTTTGCTCCATCAAGCAAGCCTATAAATGAAGTTAAAGATATTGTAGTAGATTTACGTGCAGATAATAAAATTAGAGGTTTTCAGAGTTTTATAGAAGGTGCAATTGAAAGAAGGTTAAGAAATGTTGCTAAAATTCTTCAAGATTATCCGCATGAAATAAAACAGGAAGATGCTTGGGAACTTGTAGCAAAAGAAGCTAAGCCAGGAGATTTAGTCATTTTTGATCCTGATTATATAGGAGAAAAAGGAAGAAAGGTAGCTGGTTATAAAGTTACAGAAGAAAACAAAAGTTTAAAAATATTTCTTAAAAAATTTGATTCAGTGATATTGCCAAAGTCTAAAAGCGGAGTTAAATTCATCATAACAAATACTTGGAATGATGATTTAGCAAAAGCTTTAAAAGAAAGGGGGTTTTATGTCTATAAAACAAAAAGAAGAAGTGCCAAAACCATCAAAGAAGAACTTATCGCAACCAATTTTGATAGAGAGGGCAAGACAGTTCATCCCGTTTATGCTCCTACAGATGCAGGACGAAGACTTGAAGAGGTTGGACGAGGACTACAAAAGGAAAGTAGAGAAGGAGAGGGTATTATTGAACATGTTATTGAACCCCAAAGAGAAGTGGAAGGAGCTGGGCGTCCCAGATTACCTAATGAAATACGAGGTCGTGGACGAGGAGTAGAAGTTGAAGAATTAACCAAAGAAGATTTTGATAAAGCTTTAGAAGAAATCAAAAAAATAACTCCTTCTTTAGAAAAGCAAAAACTTCCTGAAGATCTAAAAATAATCGAAGTTCAACTCACAGGAAGCCGTGCTCGTGGGGAAGCTCGTCCTACTTCTGATGTAGATTATTTTGTTTATGTCAATAAAGATCTTAATCCTTGGCAGGAATCTTTTCTTATGCATACATTAGCAGATAAATTAAGCAAAAAAGAAGTTAAATTATATACTCCTGATCGTGCTGGAATTGTTGATGTTAAGATAGTTCAACCACGGCATGAAAGATGGCAAGTTATGCAAGCTCTTAAAAAAGGAGAGCCTGTATCTGAAGAAGTTTTAGAATATTATCCAGACTTAGTTGAGAAGTATAAATT